TGCTTGAGCGAATGTCTTGATTGCTCGCTCACCTGCGAAGTTCCAAAAAGCTTTATTAAACATTTCCATTAGTCCAATCTTGATTGTTTTTTCCGTCTTGCCACGATGCACTTACAGTGTACGCCGTTGTGATGATTGAAATAAGAGACACGCCACCTGTAATAAGTGTCACGCCGACTCCCCATTGGTCAACAAGAAAAGTAAGAGAGCCAAAAATTATCATTGCAAAGCCAAGTCGATACGATCCAAAGATTAGCTTGCGCCGAAACTTCCAGCTTGCTCCGGTTGCGGACTCAGGCTCATCCTTTAGAAAGAACACACCGTCAAACATTTTCACAAGGGTCTTTTGCAACATTCGCAAACCTCTCTTGCCGGTCGCTTAAGGTTTGCCAGTATTAGCTTGTAAACGTCAACCTTATCTGACGTGACGCCGAACACGCCCTTAAGAGTTCTCGACGCCGTGACGTGGACGTGAGGCCCTGAACTTTTGCCAGTGTTACCTAGCAGCCCGACTGTCTGACCTTTGCGGAGCTTCTGCCCGACTGAATACCCTGGCTTAGAATCCATGTGGCAGTAACCGAGATGCCAGATAAGACCGTCCTTATCCATTGCGGTTTGTACAATTACCCACCCAAGGACTTCAGAAAACTGTATCAACCGAATAGTTCCTTTTGCTATTGCCGGAATCCGGGTTCCACGTGGCCTTGCCCAGTCCGTTCCCGAATGACTTTGCATTCCATTCTTACGGCGAAACTCACTCATCTCTCCGTAGTGAGAAGTGATGTATTTAGCCGGATACGGAAGCCGCCAGTCAGCAATTCGTTTTGCCATACGTCAATTGTATCAAACGATGATAAGATAAAAACCTCGGCGATGGCGTCAACCACCCCGAGGCACGGTCAGACCAAAAGGAGTCCAACATGACCCATTCTAAGACCTGCACTAAGTGTGGTCGGACCAAACCAAGAGACAACTCTCATTTTTATAGAAACAGTCAAAGTGCGGACGGTCTACGCCCTGACTGCTCTGATTGTGGCCGAGCTAGGTCTGCTAGTTATACAAAGGAAAACGCTCAAGCAAACAGGGACAGGGCAAACAAGTGGAGAACTCAAAATCTTGAAAAGTCTAAAGAATCCAAGCGCCTGTGCGTGCTCCGAAGTCTAATCCCCTGTGAGGGTTAGCCCTGTTAGCTCTAGCGCCGTAGAGGGCTGTGATGCTTGATTTAGGGAGTGGGTATCTCAAATTAGCACCTGCGAAACAATAGTCACAGCAAAAGCAGTAAGCGCAGCAGAAGCGAAAGCAGTAACCCAGGCTGTCTGCCAGCGAGCCTTTTCTAGCTCCCTGATTCTATCCTCGTGATCTTGCAGCATCTTGAACCCGGCTTTTACGTCGGCCATGTCACCTACTAGCTTTAATAGTAATTGCTGCTGTGTGCTGCTTCTGGGTATCTGCTCTGACATTAGATTATCGGATCTATGTATGGCAATAGTATTCTGCCGTCTTCCCCAAGATAGGCTTCCGGGTCTATCGCTTGAACAAACTCCAAAGCCTTAGCTTCCGTTAGTTTCTTGAATGACCAGGCGCTTAGGGCTGTTGGCGTTCCGGTGTAGTATCCCAGAATCTCTGCGCCCTCAGTTACATCGCCATTAGGATAAGCTCCCTCGGCTGTTCCGCCCTGTGCGTTGATTGAATCCTCTGGGCCAGTCCCATACTCAGGATTTGTAAAGCTTAGAATCCACGTTGCGTATTTCATAGGCCTAACTCTTTCTTTGATTGTTGGACTTCCTCGATAAAGTTTTCTAAGACACCCGCTTGTTCCATAGCTTCAATGTGTGCGGCGTTTACGCTTGTGCCGCCCATTAGCATCGCCTTAGCGTTTCCAGTTAGTCGAGCGTTCCAGTAATCAGGCTGAGCAGCTTCTATCTCTGCCCTTGTAAACTTAGTCTCGAAGCTGTCGAAGATTGCAACTAGGTCATTTAGCTCACGCTCTGCACCTATCATCGCAAGCCGTGTCTGCCTTAGCCCGATTTCAGTTTCCTGAGCTTTGAGTTCTTTCATTTCATCTTTTGTTTCACGCAGTCGCTTGATTTTTAGCTCGGCTTTTTGCACGCCAATCTGCGCTACCTGAAACTTGTAAATCATATCTTGCAACTCTAGGCAGGTTTGGTAATACTGCATTTCTGGGGTTGCGTGTGAGCCTGTGACAAATCGCTCTAACTGAAAACGTGACCGGGGCTGTTGCACCTCTGCAATTGCGGCTTCTATTTCCTCATACATCAAATACTTCCCTCATTCGAAAAGCTAGAACCGCCTTTTCTTGAGGTTGAAAGTACTGTGCCTAAACTAGACCTAGTATCAGTAGGAAAGGCAAACTTGTCAATAACTGTATTTCTGGCATAATAACCCGCCACGCCTGCGTTGTTAGCTCCTGAATAAGCATCTCCACCTACAGAAAGACCAGTCCCTAAAGTTGCTCTGCTATCTGTTGAAAAAGTAAATTTATCTACGGTAGATGAGCCTCCGTAACCACCTCCAAAATAACCTGCCACATTATAGTTGGCCATTCCACTAACTGCAAAGCGGGCGCTTGATAATCCAGTTCCCAAAGTCGATTTGGCTTCAGTGGAAAAATTCAATTTGTCTACCGTTGAAACAGATCCCAAACCACCTCCAAAATAACCTGCTGTTCCAGAATTTGAAACGCCAGCTACATAAGCTAAAGAGCTACTTAGCGTCGCTGCTAAAGTAGATTTTGAGTCACCTGGAAAAGCAAATTTGTCTATTCTGCTTACACTACCTCCGCTTGCCTGACCACCAGCAACATAACCAGCAACTCCAAAATTAGAAGACCCCCCAGTCCCATAAACTCCTGAAGTAAGCCCTGCTCCTAATGTGCTTCTGGAATCACTAGAAAAAGTAAATTTATCAACGGAGCTTAGATAAGGTGAGTAGCCACCAGCAACATAACCAGCAACTCCTGAATTTGAAAGCCCTGCCGGCATTTGTCCTCTATCTACAGAAAGACCTGCGACCAAAGTAGACCTCGTATCACTAGGAAAGGAAAACTTATCCACAATATCGTCATAGCCATTTCCGCCAGCAAAGTAACCAAAATTTCCGGCAGTAATACCACCACCTCTGGCCGCAAGTATTCCAAGAAGTATCACGCTAGGTCACCTATCAAGACAGCAGTAGAAGAACTAAGAAATAAGATTGAGGCTGCCGAATACTGAGTGTCTATCGTAAGCGCTGCGTCTTTTGAGTTGACTGTTACGCCTGAGCCTGCAAACGTAATCACGCCTGTTCCGATGTTCACGAAGTCAACCCTGTCGCCTGCACTAAATGTTGCGCTTGGCGCTGTGATGGTAAAAGTTCCGTTTGCTGTTATGAACTCCCCGGCATCTCCAGCCACAAGGGTGTATGTTCCAGTCTTGGCGTTTACGGCCGGAGTGAGCAAAGCTCTATCGTCAAGCTGGGTTTGAATCGAAGAGGTTACGCCGTCAGTAAAGTTCAGCTCTGTGACCGTTGCCGTTAGCCCAGTCAGGGTTGCCTGCTTGCCGTCTATCTGGGTTTGAATGTCTGACGTTACACCGTCTACATAGTTGAGCTCTGCCGTAGTTGCTGTCACACCATCAAGAATGTTTAGTTCTGCTGCCGTTGCTGTTAGGTCGCTAATCTGTGAGGCAGGGATAGTAACTGCGCTTAGATCTACATTTAGAGTCACGTCGCCGGTTGTGCCTCCGCCACTAAGGGCTGTCCCTGCTACTACCGAAGTAATATCGCCGGGGTTAGATACGGCCGCCCAAGCGCTGCCTGAATAGTACTGAAGCGAATCCGTGTCTGAAAGAAAAGCAAGCATCCCCTCGGCAACATTGTCACCTAGCGCTGTCGTTCTAGCGGCTGCGTCTGCATAAACTTGCACCACCTGATTTTGAATCAAGCTTTGGAAGTCGTCTGCCTCGACTACTTCGCCTACTGCCCATAGTTTCCAGCTCATACTAAACCGCCGTAATGTTTCCGATTAGTCGGTACTCGTCTGTCGCCACACAAAGAAGTGTAGCCGCTGAATACTGATTGCCAATTGTGAAGCTGCCAGAAGTTGTGGATACCGCATCGCCTGCGATTGTTGCGGTGCTTGCGGTTATGGTTACAACGCCAGCGCCGTCTTGAATAATGTCCACCCTTGCGCCTACTGCGAAGTCGGTGCTTGCGTCTACTGTGACCGTTGTTGCGCCAGCGTTTGTGAACCGGATTGTCTTGCCCGAATCGGCGGCGGTGGTTAGCGTGCGTGCTGTGGTTGTGTCTACTACAAAGCTTGCTAGTTGGCTTGCTTGAGTGTCTACTCCTACCCAAGCCGAACCGTTGTAAACGGTTAGCAAGTTTGTGTCGTCGAGGTAAGAAAACATCCCCTCCGCAACGGCAGCAATACCACTAGTTCGAGCCGAAGCGTCGGCAAATCGCATAATAGTTTGGTTCATCAAATAGGAATTGACGTCGGCTGCTGCCAGCACCTCTCCGGCGACCCACACTTTTTGTCCAGTCAAGTTACTCCTAAAAACCTAAAATGTTGTTCGCTGATAGTCTACCAAACACCAAGTCGGATAGAGTCCAAGGGCTTTTTTCAATCGTGCTAAAGCCAAGGCTAAGGATGTGTTCTAAAGTCGACACCGAGTGATCGATGCGGATAATCTCTGCGAACTTTGAAATGGCAGGAGCAATGCCGTTGGGAGTGAGTTTGATTTCTACAACATCCGACAGCTCCAAGGCTAAAAGCAATTCTTGCTGAGGCAGAGTTCTTTGGTCTACCAAAACATCTATGGAGTTGAAGCGGTACTCCGGGTCTTTGTATTTGTTGGCGTAAAGCTTTGAAAGCTCAACTAGGTCTGAGTCATTATTTATTAGTAGCCCTGTTTGATTCAAACTAAAAATCCCGTAGGTGTCTATGGAGTCCAAGGAGCGAGCCACCGCTTGAGTGCTAGTTATGGCTGAGGTTAAAGCAACCTCGTTAGCTAGGTTCTCAGAGCCGTATTCAACCACAATGTTCGTGTAGGGTATGCCCGTGCCGTCGTCCGCCAAGGTAACTGCTTGCGCATTTGAAGACGCTCTGCGATCACGGAAGACAACCGAACCGCCTTTGGAGATAAAGAACGAACCAGGTTCAGACTTTTCAATTGTCCTTAAGTATGCGAGGGCATTAGTGTTGTCTGGAATTATGTCTGCCCCTAGCTCCATTGCCCCCACTTCGATGTCTCTTTGAGCTACGGGCCAAGCAAGTTCTGGTAGCGACAAGATGGTATTTATTCTGTCGCCTGATAACTGAACGTCGTTAGTCCGTGTTGCTATGAACTGAGTTGCAAGGGATGAGGTTGCGTCGGAGCAGGCTGCTGCTACCGTGCTATCTCCGTCTGGATTATAGAAAAGGTTCCAGTCGTCTATCAGTCCGAAGAACTGAATCACGCCACCGGAGCTAATGCGGATTTGGCGCTTGGGAATAATCTGCCCGAAGTAGGGTGAAGCTGCGTACTCGGGGTCAAAGGTTCGGTCGTTGTTATTGAGCACGACATTGGCGAGGCCTTGGTCATACTGGTCAAGCTGTCGATTCTTTCCTCGCTGAATCGAAATGCTTTTGACCTTGGCTGTGACGTCGTAAAAGATAGCGCCCGAGAGCGGATAGCTAGTGTTGTCCAGCACCCCCTTAGTGACATCATCAAGGGTAAAGAATGGGGCCGTTGGCGATGTTACGTCAAACCCGATTTCGACTAGAGGTGTTGGGACTGCCATTAGAGCGGACTCACAATGACTTGTCCGCCGCCCGTGACGTACTTAGCGACAGTGTTACCCAAGGACTTTCCAACCATCGCTAGAGACTGCGAGGTGTCCGTCTTGACGTTGATGTTTATCACAGTACCGACTGCGGCTTCAGGGCTTCCGCCTGCTGTCAAAGAGTTTCTGCTAGACCTGATTTCTGCCAAGGTACTTAGAGCGGAAGCTCGTTGAGCAGCACTAATTGAAGCTAGGTTTGCATAGGCATTTGCTCCTGCAATCCTGTCGTCAAGATAACTAAGCACTCCTGCCACGTCGCTCGCTGAGTCAATGAGAATCCCAATTCCGTTTCTTATGTCGGAGGAAGCACCCTGTGTGACGCCCGTGCCGAATGAGCCACCGGGCATCGTTGCAGCATCAATCTCTTTTCCAATAGCAAAGCCTTTTACTTCTTCAAGCTTGGCTAGGAACTGATCAAGAGTCGCACCAAGACCGCCAAACATTCCGTCCATATCGTCAATATCTTCTTGTAACTGAGACTTGATTCCAGACACCGAGTCGTGTAAAGCCACAGCAGCCTGCTCAAGGGCTTCGGCAAGCGTCGCTTGTTGTTGTACCAATGCGACTGCCAAATCGCTCTGAGTGGTCGCATAGAGCTGCTCAAGGGCGGCAGTTGCCAAACCTTGCTTCTCGTAGATTTCAGCAGCTAGGGAATCCATGCCAGTTGATGACTCTGTTTCAAGTGCCTTGAACAACGAGCGGAGGTTTGCTTGAGTTTCCGGTGTTGAGGCAAGGATTGCCCCTGCAAGCTCGGTTCCCGTCTCAGTTCCAGCAGCAACAACCTGCTCAATAAATGTTTGGCTGAACCCTTGAGATGCTAGGTCTGCCGACTTTGCGAGCAGGTTTTTGGATGCCTTCAGCTTTTCGCCAAGGGACTTTACCAAGCCCTCTACAGACTTGTCTTCGCTGCCGAGGAATAGCTCCTCCACGTTGACGGCCGTTGCTGTCTGGAAGGCTGAAGTTAGTCGCCCCTGAGACTGCCGAATAATACCTTCGAGCGTATCGGCAAATTGCTTTTGAACCCGAATGACCGAATCGGTGTAATCCTTATTAGCCCCGATGACCGAATCGTTGTATCCCTTTTGCGCCCTGGCAAGTTCCTTCTGGGATGATTTGACCATGTCTTGGACTCGGTCTCGTGCAACCTCAAAAGCACTTGGGCCACCACCGCCGCCACCTGAAGCAGACTGAGGGGTTTGGTTGTTGATCCCAAGGCTGGGGTCAAGCTCTGGGTGCATAGCAAAGTAAAGCTGACGATTGTTGTCGGCAAGCGCATCTCCTAGCGCCCGACTTGCGTCGCTGGTTGCGGCAAGCTCACTGCGAAGCCCGCCCAGTTTGATTCTATTGAAGCGCCCAAGCTCGCCAGAGACATTCTCAGAAACGGCAAGCAGCCGCAGTTGGCTGTCTTTGATTGCGTCGGTTTCAACACCATACTTATCTGCCGCATAAGCCGATTCCTTGTAGGAGTCTGCAAGGTTTTTGTTCGTGTATTCCAGCCGGTCGGTCTGGCTGCGAAGAAGATTAGCGTTGTTTGTGTTTTCTTCCAGCTCCCCATCGTTTTTAATAAGGGCATAGGTTACGCCGGCGATTGCAACTGCGAGCAAGCCCCAAGGGTTTAGCAATAATGCAGCGGTGTTCTTTTTTACCATTGCGGTATGAGCTGCCGTTGCTACTGTGGCAAGCTTTGTGACCCCGGTGTAAATAACCAACGCCGCAGCAGCCACGCCAAGAACGGTTGCCATTGCCGCAATCTCGTCAAGGTTGTCAACGATCAGGGAAATGAAGTCCGAGACATCTGTTATGAGTTGCGCCCAGTCCACCTCTTTGATTGCGTCTGCAATCTTTTTTCCAATGACGGGTAGTAGGTTTTGCAGTACCGGGATGAGGTCTTGAATGTAAGGAGTTAGTTCCTCGCCAATTTCGATTGCGACATCTATAATCGCCGACTCAAGAAGCTTGAGCTGGGAGTTGAAGGTGTCAAGTTGCTTATTGGCAACCTGCTCGGTGTAGCCCATTGAGGAGCGAAGCTCGGTCTCGTAGGTCTTGATTGCCTCGGATGTTCCAAGCAAAGCCTGAAGCGAGGCTAGGGATTTGTCAGAGAAGCCCAGTTGAAGTAGCGTAGCCTTCTGAGTCTCGTCGCTCATTCCAGATAGAGCGCCCTCTATGTCTCCGATAATGTCGCCAAGGTTATTCATGTCCCCGGTTGAGTCGAAGACAGCGATGCCCATTTCGGTAAATGCACCCTTGTTTGTTATTGCCTTTGTTGTTAGGTCACGAAGGACGATGCCAAGCTGGGTTCCTGCAAGCTCGCCTTTTATGCCCTGGTCGGCGAAGGCTGCCAGAACAGCGACACCTTCTTCGACATCCTTGCCGAGAGCCTTTAGTGCAGCACCGGCTTTTGTGGTTAGGGCTGTGGAGAATTGCTCAACGGAAGCGTTGGCGAGCGTGTTAGCCCTTACAAGGACATCCGAAATCTTCACCATGTTTTCCATGTTGGCGACGGCATCGTTCTTGATAGTCAAGCCAAGGGCTGATTGAGCGTCCGTCAATAGGTCGGTTGCTCGGGCCATGTCAAACATACCTGCCTGAGCGAAGGCTGCAACCGAAGGCAGTGCGGCAATGGATGATTTCGCATCGAGTCCAGCGGAGGCTAAGAAGAAGAATGATTCGGCAGCTTGTTCGGCTGAGAATGTTGTGGCCTTGGCGACGGCTCTGGCGGCATCCGCCATGTCGTCTTCCATCGCCTTCGTGAGGTCGCCCATGATGGCTTGAGACTTGACCAGCGCCCCGTCAAACTTAGCAAACTCACGGACGGAAGCAACGGCAATCGCCGCGCTTGCAGCAGCTACGGCAAGAAGCGCAACACCGGCAGCTTTGCCTAGGTCATCAAGAGCCTTAGTCGCTCCAGTCACGCCCTTTTTGTCGAACTCGGAAACAATCCGAATCTTAATTGCCATTAGCAGACTCCTATCAAGTTGCTCATTTGCTTAGTCAAGCTTTGCAAACAGCTTGATGCCAAATTGCTCGGCGACCTTTTTGACCTTTGCTTCAATCTCTGGCTTACGCCTAAGAACCCTTTTGAACAAGAACCGACCTGGCTTCCCAAACATCGAACCTAGTTTCTTGTTGAACGCCTTGCCCTGCCCATTGTAGATGTAGGAGTGATAACCAACCGAGCTAGAACCCCAACCCTTTGAAACCGCACGAGGTGGTCTTCGCTCAATACCTGCAAGCTCGGCATAATCAAACCCGAGCTGACGGCCCATGCCTTGGTTCTTACCCGTGCCTTCGATGGTGATGAGATCTCGTGGTCGGATGCTAACACGAGGTCTAACATCAACCCCTGCCCAAGCCGTCCGTCCGTTGTGGAACATTCCCGGCATTGTGCTTTTAAGTTGACTTGTGACCGAGGAGTTTATCTCGCTCTCAATGGGACTCAGTATTGGGCTAAGTTCGGTGGTTATGCTTTTTTTGAGCTGAGCGAAAAGTCCCTTTTCGTAGGTCTTGAGTTCTCTGAGATAGTCAGAGGAACCAGTCAAGTGTGATTTCGCCATTTTTGCTCCTTACCCCTCTATTCTACCCAACAAAGAAACCCTCCCCGAAGGAAGGGCCTCTCTATCTGTTAGGAAGGTTTTTAGCCACCATCCAGCGGTGCATTGTCCA